TGCAGCGCAACTAGGTGTTAAACAGTCGCTTGATAAAGGTAAACAAACTCATGACGAGAAGAAACTGCAAGTAGAAGCGCTTAGAAATGCGGCTGATATGACGATGAAGAAAGAAGACCAGAGTCGTTGCATATTGCAATGGGTGGGATGGAGATTGACTTCGACCCTAAAGATGAGACGGATGAAGAGTTCGATGAGAACTTGGCTGAACTCTTAGATGATGGAGAGCTTTCGTCTATTGCATCGGATTTACTGTCTGACTTTGATGATGACGTAGCTTCGCGTAAAGATTGGATTACGACCTACACGGATGGTTTAGAGCTACTCGGTATGAAGATTGAGGAGCGGACTGAGCCTTGGGACGGCGCGTGTGGCGTGCATCACCCCCTATTAAGTGAAGCGTTGGTTAAGTTTCAAGCTGAAACTATGATGGCGACATTCCCATCAGCAGGCCCTGTTAAGACACGCATAATCGGCAAAGAGACCGCTAACAAGAAGGAAGCGGCGACACGCGTCCAAGATGACATGAACCATCAGCTACTTGATGTGATGACTGAGTACAGACCTGAGCATGAGCGGATGCTCTGGGGTCTTGGGTTATCGGGTAATGCGTTTAAGAAAGTGTATTTTGACCCGCGGTTAAACCGCCAAACATCACTATTTGTACCTGCTGAAGACATGGTTGTGCCTTATGGCGCGTCTAATTTAGAAACAGCAGAACGTGTGACTCACATCATGCGTAAAACTGAAAACGATATGCGTAGGCTTCAAGTAGCTGGGTTCTATCGTGACGTTGACTTAGGTGAGCCTAGTGGTCAATTAGATGATGTTGAGAAGAAGATTGCTGAGAAAATGGGTTTTAGCGCAACGTCAGATGACCGCTACAAAGTTCTTGAAATGCACGTTGACCTTGACTTACCGGGGTTTGAACATACAGATGAAAATGGTGAAGAGACAGGGATTGCACTGCCTTATGTAGTGACAATTGAAAAAGGAAGCCAAGAAATCTTATCTATTAGACGTAACTGGGAGCCTGATGATGAAACCTACACCAAACGACAACATTTTGTTCATTATGGGTATGTCCCTGGCTTTGGCTTTTATTGCTTTGGCCTTATTCATCTTATTGGCGCATTTGCTAAGTCCGGTACTTCTCTTATTAGACAACTGGTTGATGCAGGAACATTAAGTAATTTGCCTGGCGGGTTTAAAGCTCGTGGTATGCGTATTAAAGGTGATGACACGCCTATCTCTCCTGGAGAGTGGCGCGATGTAGATGTACCTAGTGGTACGATTCGAGATAACTTACTACCACTTCCTTATAAAGAGCCGTCACAAACATTGATGGCATTACTTAATCAGATAGTAGAAGAAGGTAGACGGTTTGCTAACGCAGCTGATTTGCAAGTATCTGATATGTCAGGGCAAGCGCCTGTAGGTACTACACTAGCTATTTTAGAGCGTACACTTAAAGTTATTACTGCTGTTCAAGCGCGTGTACATTACTCGATGAAGCAAGAGCTTGGTCTCCTAAAAGGGATTATTGCAGCTTACGCACCAGAGGATTACGATTATGAACCTGAAGAAGGAAGTCGAAAAGCCAAAAAGTCTGATTACGAGACCACAGAAGTTATTCCTGTATCTGACCCTAATGCGTCTACGATGGCTCAGAAAATCGTACAGTACCAAGCGGTTTTACAACTTGCGCAAGGCGCACCTCAACTTTACAACTTGCCCGTTCTTCACCGCCAGATGCTTGACGCTTTGGGGATTAAGGATGCGCAAAAGCTGGTTCCATTAGAAGAAGATAAGTTCCCTGTTGACCCAGTGTCTGAGAATCAAAACATTCTTAGACTTAAACCCGTAAAAGCGTTCCTCAACCAAGACCATAATGCACATATTGCCGTTCACATGGCGATGATGCAAGACCCTAAAATTATGGGTACGCTGCAAGGTAACCCACTGCTTCCACAGATTCAAGCAACTGTAATGTCTCATGTAGCAGAGCATTTAGGGTTCCAGTATAGAAAAGACGTTGAAGTACAACTTGGTATGCAGATGCCTCCACAAGAGGATGATGACGGCGAGGATATGAAGCAAGACCCAGAAGTAGAAGCGGCTTTAGCTCCACTACTTGCACAAGCAGCTACTCAACTATTACAGCAAAACCAAGCTGGCGCAGCGCAACAGAAAGCGCAGCAACAAGCGCAAGACCCACTTATTCAGATGCAGATGCAAGAACTTCAGCTTAAAGCGCAAGAGATTCAAAACAAAGCGCAGAGAGACCAAGCCGAGATTCAAGTTAAGATGCAGCAGATACAAGTGGACCGTGAGCGAATTGCAGCGCAAACAGCGACAGCAGATAAACAACGTGAGATTGACGTTCTTAAAAACGCAGCGCAGTTAGGCGTTAAACAGTCGCTTGATAAAGGTAAACAAACTCATGACGAGAAGAAACTGCAAGTAGAAGCGCTTAGAAACGCAGCTGATATGACGGCTAAGAAAGAAGACCAGCAACGCAAAACGCAGGTTCAAGCTTTAAAAGATGCGGCTCAAATTACGGCTAAAAAGACTGAAACTGAGATGAGTTTGGCTCATCAGGCTTATCAAGGGATGCTTGAGCGCGAACGCGCACAGACAGAGAAAGCAGAAGATATGGCTCACCAAGCCTATCAGAACGCACTTGAACGTGATCATAAGCAACAACATAAGATACTAGATGTAGCGCATCAAGGTCATCAAGCTGAGATAAACCGTGCGCATCAAAAAGAACAAGCGTTTGCTAAAGGGGGAGAGGTAAAAGGAAAAAAGCCGAACCCGAACAAGGCGGATTAACTGAACAGGATAAGTATTTCCAAAGTAAGTTTAATACCAAATTGTCCCCTAAAGAAGAAGCTAAATTTCAAGAGTGGGCTAAAACGTCTGGTAAAAACCCAGATATGGAAGCAATAGATTATGATTTGAGGGGGTTCTATAAATCGGGCGGTAAGTTTGACGAGTCTACAGGGCATGGTGCAGATAGGTATAAAAAACCTAACCATCCTACGTTTAGTAATCAATCTGTATACCATGGTGCATCTGACGAAAAAGGCACTAAGTATATAGGCGGTGAATGGGGTGATACTGATGAAGGGTATACATATACCCCTAGTAGAGAAATGTTAAACTCGACTCATAACCCTGACCAGTTGGTAAACTACATTAGGAAGAATGAACCTAAAACAAACTTGATATTACCTAACGAGGAAGAATAATGGATGCGTTTGATGTAGTAATTAAGCATATCGATGAGAAAGTCATGCAATTAAAGGATGCGGTTTGTTCTGAGCGCATTGAGTCTTTTGAAGTATATAAACAGATGTGCGGTGAAATTCGTGGGCTTCAAACAGCTCGCGGGTACGTCCTAGATATGAAGGACAAGTTAGAAGACTAGGTAACACGGCCACCCCACACTTTTATTTTTGGCGATTTATCAATGACTTGGTTGGTTGGTTGGTTACAAGCCTAGCCGTTTTTGGGTCGGGGTTCTTGTATCTGCCTAGCCTACCGGCAGATTAATAAGGTAGGAGTGTACCGAACCAGCTTGTACACATTGAGTGGACTGGTGACAGCTTGGAAAGACAAGCACTATCAACCGACCACCGACTCGGTAACAAACGGCTGTGAGAGCTAACTGGACTGCTCACTTAGGACAATTTCCAGTGGTTAGTTCCATTTTGGAACATACGATAATAAATAGGAAAAAAATGAGTACATTTAATTTCGGTAAAGCACTTGAAGCATTAAAAGAAGGGCAAAAAATTGCTCGTTCTGGTTGGAATGGTAAAAATATGTTCTTGCTTTTAGCTAACAATATTGATTTTGAAACAAAGGCTAACTTAGAGTGCGTTTCTCACCTCTCTGGCAAATTAACTGTGGAATCAATCGTCATGAAAACAGCAGATGATAAATTTGTCGTTGGCTGGCTTGCAAGTCAGACGGATATGCTCGCAGAAGATTGGAAAATTGTAGAATAAACAACACGGCCACCCCACACTTTTATTTTTGGCGATTTATCAATGGCGGGGTGGTTTTTTAAAGCTTGGGAGAGGAGCTTAAAACCTTGATGACAGCACGGAAAGACGGCATATTTTACTCCCACAAACAGGAAACAAAATGTCCAAGATTTTAATTGGGTCAAACCCCAAGAATCCACAAATAGTTGGTAGCTATGAAACAGAAGCTACTAATGAAGAGAAAGCAACGCAACTCCCCATGCCATCAGGATACAGAATCCTATGCGCAATCCCAGAAGCAGATAAAGAATATGAAGGTGGTATCGCAAAAGCCGACATAACCCTGCGTAATGAAGAAGTACTTACAACCGTACTATTTGTAGTCAAGTTAGGTCCAGAAGCCTACAAAGACGAAAACAAATTTCCAAGTGGTGCGTGGTGTAAAGAAGGTGACTTTATCTTAGTTCGCCCTAACTCAGGCTCACGCTTACTTATTCATGGTAGAGAATTCCGCCTTATTAATGACGATACGGTAGAAGCAGTTGTACTCGACCCACGCGGTATATCAAGAAAATAGGACAAGACTATGGCAGATTTTGAAAGAACAGAATATAAATTCCCCGATGAGATTGACGATAACGACAACGATATCGAAATTGAAATCGAAGATGATACCCCGGAGGAAGACCGTGGTCGTCAACCAATGCCCAAACACATTGTTGATGAATTAGAAGAAGATGAATTAGACTCGTATGATGAAAAGGCTCAACAACGCCTAAAACAAATGCGCAAAGTCTATCATGACGAGCGTAGAGAAAAAGAAGCGGCTCAACGTGAGCATAGAGAGGCTGTTGCAGTAGCGCAACGATTGCTCCAAGAAAACCAACGCGTTAACCAAGTATTGGGTAATGGCGAAAAAGAATACATTAACAATGTGCAGAATTTAGCACAGAAAGAAATGCAGGAAGCCAAGCGTGCATACAAGGACGCGTATGAAATTGGTGATGCTGATGGTGTAGTAGAAGCTCAAGAGCAGATGCAACTAGCCACCCTAAAACTGGCTCAAGCACATAATATGCGAGCAGGGGCTTTACAAACACCTGATTATGAGGTACAACAGGCGCAAGAAAGGCTACAACGCCCTGCGGAGCCACAAGTTCCACGGCCTGACGAAAAGGCTTTGGACTGGCAAGAAAGAAATGAGTGGTTTGGTAAAGACAAAGAAATGACCAGCGCAGCTCTTGGACTTCATGCAAAACTTGTAGACGAAGGCGTACCAGTAGGCTCTAAAGAATATTACAACGTATTGGACAAAACGATACGCAGACGATTTCCCGAACAATTTGGAGACTCAGACGATAGAAAATCGAGTAGGGGCAGACCGTCAAACGTAGTCGCACCCGCTTCGAGAAGTACATCAGCAACAAAGATAAAGTTAACTCAGAGCCAGGTCAACTTAGCAAAGAAATTTGGCTTAACCCCTGAACAATATGCGAAAGCAGCTTTAGCCTTGGAGAACCAAAATGGCAGATAATAATGCAAGAACAACTCGTGAAATCGAAACCCGTGCAATCTCAGAGCGTCCTAAGCAGTGGACACAGCCAGAGTTGCTCCCTGAGCCTGACAAAGAGGCTGGGTTTTCATATAGATGGATTCGCGTAGCAACACTAAACGATGCTGACCCTAGAAACTTAGCTGCCAAACTCAGAGAAGGATGGGAAGCCGTACCGTTGAGCGAACAACCTAAATTTAGACTGTTAGCTGACCCCAATAGTCGTTTTAAAGACAATATTGAAGTAGGCGGATTATTACTCTGTAAGACTCCAACTGAGTTTGTTGAACAACGCACAGACTACTATGCGAACATAACAAGCCAACAGGCGGAAGCTGTAGACAATAATTTAATGCGTCAAAGTGACCCTCGTATGCCGATATTTAGAGATAGAAGCTCTAAGGTGACCTTTGGCAAACGTACTTAATTAATTATTTTAGGAGTTAAAATGGCTTATCCTACAGTACAAGCCCCTTACGGGTTAAAACCTGTAAATTTAATCGGGGGTCAAGTTTTTGCAGGCTCTACTCGTAACATCCCTATTCAATACGGATACAATACTAATATCGGTTATGGTGACCCTGTTGTAATTGCGTCTGGTACTATTACTAGAGCTGTTATTGCGGCGGCAACTACAGGCAAACAGATTACTGGTATTTTCTTGGGCTGCTCTTACACTAACCCAACTACTAAACAAAAGTTATTCTCTCAGTATTGGCCTGCGGGCACACTTGCTGGTGATGCAGAAGCTATTGTTACTGACGACCCAGATACTGTTTTTAAAGTAGTTATGTTGTCTGCAGCTGGTGGTACGGTTACTTCAGGTTCACAAGCTTTAGTAGGTTTAAATGTTGCTGGTGCAGATTCTGCGGCTAACGTAAACACAGGCAACTCTACTGTGGGTGCTGTTACACCTTCTGCAACACCTACTACAGGTTTAGCGTATCGTATTGTTGATATGGTTCCTGAAACAGCTGTTGTTACTTCTGTTCCTAGCACTTCAACAACAACGACAACTATTACTGTCCCTGCGTTGACTTCTCCGTTAGTTATTGGTTCGGATGTGTCTTTCATTGCACCTAACGGTCAATTAGTTCAAACAGGTTCGTTCTTAACAGCTAACTATGCTGTTGGCGCAACATCTCTTGTTATGAACGCGGCTTCAGGTGTAACTATCCCAGCCTCTGCAACCTTAGTTATTACTCAGTACCCAGAAGTACTAGTTAAAATTAACTTTGGTATTCATTCATACTACGGCGCTTAAGGAGCAATAAACAATGGCAATTTCTAGAGCACAGCTATTAAAAGAGTTATTACCGGGCCTTAACGCGTTATTCGGTTTAGAGTACGCACGTTACGGTGAACAACATAAAGAAATTTATGAAATCGAATCTTCTGAGCGTTCATTTGAAGAAGAAACAAAACTTTCTGGTTTTGCTGCAGCGGCAGTTAAAAACGAGGGTTCTGCTATTCAATATGAAGCTGGTCAAGAAGCTTGGACTGCACGCTATAACCACGAAACAATCGCTCTTGGTTTCTCATTAACTGAAGAAGCTGTAGAAGATAACTTGTACGACTCATTGTCTGCTCGTTATACAAAAGCGTTGGCTCGTGCTATGGCATACACAAAGCAAGTAAAAGCGGCAGCTGTTTTAAACAACGGCTTCAACTCTGCTTATACTGGCGGTGACGGCGTAGGCTTGTTCTCATCTGCGCATCCTTTAGTGTCTGGCGGCACTAACTCAAACATCCCTTCAACCCCTGCTGATTTAAACGAAACTTCTTTAGAAGCGGCTGTTATCCAAATCGCACAGTGGACTGACGAACGTGGACTTTTGATTGCTGCTAAACCTAAAAAATTGATTGTGCCACCTGCGCTTCAATTCGTTGCAACTCGTTTGCTCGAAACAGAACAACGTGTAGGTACAACCGATAACGACATCAACGCGTTGAAAAACAACGGTTCGATTCCAGAAGGTTATACAGTTAACAACTTCTTAACTGATAACAATGCTTGGTTCTTAACCACTGATGTACCAAACGGTTTGAAACATTTCGTACGTCAATCTCTTGTAACTTCATCAGATAGTGATTTCGACACTGGAAATATGAGATACAAGGCGCGCGAACGGTACTCGTTTGGCTGGTCTGATCCTTTAGGTATGTACGGAAGCGCAGGCGCGTAAGCCTTATAAATCAAGCGTTTAGCTAGATTAGAAAGCCCTCTTCGGAGGGCTTTTTTATTGGTTTTGAAAAAGTAGTTTACACAAGCGTGTGTTGTGGTATTATATCTCTCACGTACTTTATAGGAGATATACCATGAAAAAAGCAGTTATTTATAAAATCATCAATTTGGTTAATGGGAAGTTTTATGTTGGTAGTACAAATAATCAACGAGAAAGGTTTAGAACGCATAGAAACAAACTACGTAGTAGCTCACATTATTGTGCCCATTTACAAGCGGCTTGGAATAAATACGGTGAAGATTCTTTTATATTTAAAGTAATTGAAGAGATTGAAAATGAAACGTTACTGCAAGCCGCTGAGGATACTTGGTTATCGGAATGGGTAGGTAACGACAGATGCTACAACCATGGGCTTAGGTCAGGTGCGCCGTGGCGAGGCGTAGTTAAAGAGTTACATCCTAGCTTTGGTAGAGTTATGTCTGATGAGCAAAAGGCTGTTTTACGGGAAGCTCGATTGTCTCAAGAAGACCCACGTATTGGTAAAAAGCATACAGAAGAGACTAAACAGCGTATTAGTGCAGCAAAATTAGCAAACCCATCAAAGTACTGGCAAGGTAAAACACGTTCTGATGAAACAAAAGCTAAAATAAGCGATGCTCAACGAGGAGTAAAAAAAGCACCTAGAGTATATACAGAAGAAGGGTTACTTAAAGCTCAAGAAACTATGAAACGTAACGCTAGACCGCAAGAACATACCCCTTTAGACGAGGTGATAGCTAAGTTTCCAGAAGAAGTACGTAGTAAGTATGACTTTACTAATGCAGTCTATACAGGGGCGTTAAATAGAATTACAGGATGTGTATGTTCTATACATGGAGAGTTCTCTCAGTATGCAGCTCAATTTAGAAAAGGGTCAGGTTGTGCAGAGTGTGGAGCGCTTATTAGAAACGAGAAAAAACGTATTGAAATGAAGTTAAAATGGTCAACAGAAGAAGGACGTAAAAAGATGGGTAGATAGTGTAAAAACCTATTGCATAATCAACTAATTGGTGTACTATCAGCCTATATCTAGGAACTTAATTATTTGCGCAGATTGACCTAGCAAGCTTTACACAAGACTGCGTATCTTACGTGTATTTGGAGATTAAAATGGGTTTAGCATCAC